GATTCGGTGTACCGACGCTGATTGCCGTTCACCCGGAAAACGATCCGAAAGGCGAAGGAATGGCGATCGCTAAAGCGTGGGCGGCCGCAACTGGCGGTCATCGTGCTGGCGTGCTGGAGTCTTCCTTCGTGGCGGAAGTGCGTTACGCAGAGCGTCGTTTGTTGGGTCTTAATGGTGAGTCTTACGTTCTAACTCTTGATATATTGAATAGATTCCTTCTGTCTTGAATTCACCATATGCCCAATGAATTGCATTTTTTTGTTCAGTCAGAATATATTTCCTAACTTTTTTAGAATAGTGAATGGTCAGTATAAAACCCAAAGAAATCCATAATAGAATAAATATGGTTGTTGGGGCAAAGGAATAGATAAAGAATTTGTCTTTAACGAAATTCTTGACTTCTTCATCAATGTAAGCATTCCCTTCATCAGTGGTTAGTAGTTTACAAAGAATTTCTTTATGTTCGATAGTTAATGATTTGTACTTCTCTGTACTGGCAGAGGATGACTCTTCGCAATCATCCTTTGATATTTCCCAATCAGGAGTGGTTAATATTGTAGCTGCAGTCGCCAGTTTTTTTGACATATAAAATGATTCACCGGACTTTATCCAATAAAGCAATGTGCTATTTGGTGGGGTTCTAATGGCTTGGATGAAAACTGGACCAAAAATATAAATTGCATACAAAAAAAGAAGTGAAAAGAGAACCGTGATTGATTTTTCAGCCCATGTGATAGTAGGCAGCCTTTTTAATGATATTCGTATAAGAAAAAAATTTAATATAAACGCAGGTATTCCTGATTTTTTCAAAATTACATCATGAGATTTTCTATATTTGAATAGTGCTCTTATAACTATCGTCACCAAAGTTATAACAGCTCCAATAATGGAAATCCATGCGGCAAGTGCCGCTGCCGGGGTGTTTAAAAATTCAGCATTAAATATATTAGAACTTATTGGATTCATAACACTCATTTATCCACCTATTGGTTGTTTTTTATCCTTTTATCAATTTGTACCATCGATACCACAATTTGCAAGAAGTTATAAACAAGTTTTCAGCTGTCATCATATATCTATGAACGCACAACTAACCGAAATCATGCGCCTTATCACCAATCTGATCCGCATAGGTGTAGTCACCGAAGTGGACCGGGAAAACTGGCTTTGCCGGGTGAAAACGGGCGACCTTGAAACCAACTGGATTAACTGGCTGACGCTGCGCGCGGGTAATGCCCGGACATGGTGGAAACCATCGGAAGGTGAGCAGGTGGTGCTGCTGAGTCTGGGCGGCAATCTGGAGACCGCCTTTGCGCTGCCCGCTGTCTATTCGAATCAGTTCGCACCACCGTCGACGTCGGCGGACGCCTGCGTGACAGAACATCCTGACGGTAGCTGGTTTGAATACGAACCCGCCACCGGGCGCTGGTATGTCAGGGGCATCAAATCAATGGTCATTGAGGCCGCTGACAACATCACCATGAAAACCAGTGAGTTTGTACTGGAGGCTGACCGCACGCGCATTAACAGCGAAGTGGTGATCAATGGTGGCGTTACCCAGGGCGGCGGAGCGATGAGTTCTAACGGGATCGAGGTTGATGCGCATCAGCATACTGGCGTCCTGAAAGGCGGCGACACAACTGGAGGCCCGGTATGACGCTTTATAGCGGGATGAACAATACCAGCGGTAAAGCCATTACTGATATTGACCATCTGCGCCAGTCGGTGCGGGACATTCTGCTGACGCCGCAGGGTAGCCGCATTGCTCGCCGTGAATATGGTTCCCTGCTGTCGGCACTGATAGACCAGCCACAAAATCCGGCGTTACGCCTGCAGGTCATGTCGGCAGTGTATGTGGCGCTGAGTCGCTGGGAGCCACGGCTGACGCTGGATTCCATCACCATCAACAGCCATTTTGACGGTTCAATGGTGGTGGCGCTGACCGGGCGGCGTAATAACGGTGTGCCTGTTTCCCTTTCCGTATCAACAGGAGCAGAGAATGGCAGTGATTGACCTTTCGCAGTTGCCTGCGCCGCAGATTGTGGATGTGCCGGACTTTGAGACGCTGCTTGCCGAACGCAAGGCAGAATTTGTGGCGCTTCATCCGAAAGATGAGCAGGAAGCTGTGATCCGCACGCTGGAACTGGAATCTGAACCTGTTACCAAATTGTTGCAGGAGAACGCTTATCGTGAGTTGCTTCTGCGCCAGCGCATTAACGAAGCCGCGCAGGCGGTGATGGTGGCTTACGCGATGGGCGGCGATCTTGACCAGCTCGCTGCTAACTACAACGTGAAACGCCTGACGGTGACACCTGCTGATGATGACGCTGTACCGCCCGTTGCGGCTGTGATGGAAAGTGATGAAGCATTACGCCTGCGTGTGCCTGCAGCCTTTGAAGGGCTTTCTGTTGCGGGGCCAACTGCCGCTTATGAGTTTCATGCACGAAGCGCCGACGGTCGGGTGGCGGATGCCAGTGCAACCAGTCCGGCACCTGCAGAGGTGGTGCTGACTGTCCTTAGCCGCGAAGGCGACGGAACAGCAGAAAAAGACTTGCTGGATGTGGTGGAGAACGCCCTGAACAGTGAGAACGTCCGCCCGGTGGCTAACCGTCTGACGGTTCGCAGCGCAGAAATCATCCCGTACCGAGTGGAAGCCACCATTTTTCTTTATCCGGGACCGGAAGCAGAGCCGGTAATGGCAGCGGCAAAAGTCAGCCTGCAGAAGTACATCGCCAGTCAGACGCGTCTTGGTCGGGATATTCGCCGTAGCGCCATCTTTGCCGCCCTGCATGTTGAGGGTGTGCAGCGTGTGGAGCTGGCTTCTCCTCTGGCGGATGTGGTCCTGAACAAAACACAGGCGGCATCATGTACGCAGTGGCACGTAACCAACGGAGGAACGGATGAATAGTCTGCTGCCACCGGGTTCAACTTCACTGGAGCGCCGACTGGCGCAAACCTGCAGCGGGATTACTGATCTGCAGGTGCCGCTGCGTGACTTGTGGAATCCGGCAACCTGTCCGGTCAGTTTCCTGCCTTATCTCGCCTGGGCGTTCTCTGTGGATCGCTGGGACGAGGGCTGGACAGAAAGCGTCAAGCGCCAGGTGGTGAAGGATGCTTTTTATATTCATCAGCATAAAGGGACCACCAGTGCCGTGCGGCGGGTGGTGGAGCCGTTCGGCTTTCTGATCCGCATTATTGAGTGGTGGCAGACCGGAGAGACACCGGGCACGTTTCGCCTGGATATCGGCGTGCAGGACCAGGGCATCACTGAAGATACCTATCTGGAACTTGAGCGACTGATAAGCGATGCCAAACCATGTAGCCGTCACATGATCGGCATGTCCATCAACCTGCAGACCAGCGGCCCGCATTGGGTGGGAGCCGCCAGCTATCTTGGCGAAGAAATCACGATCTATCCGTATATCAACGAAACAATTATTTCTGGCGGCACCGCGCATGAAGGCGGGGCGGTCCATGTTATTGACACAATGAGAGTGAATCCATGAGCACAAAATTTTATACCCTGCTGACGGATATTGGCGCGGAGAAACTTGCCAGCGCCGCCGCGCTCGGTGTGCCTTTAAAAATTACCCATATGGCGGTCGGCGATGGCGGCGGAACATTGCCAACGCCGAACGCAAAGCAGACAGCATTAGTAAATGAGAAACGCCGGGCTGCGCTGAATATGCTCTATATCGACCCGCAGAACAGCAGCCAGATTATTGCTGAACAGGTGATCCCTGAAAACGAGGGCGGTTGGTGGATACGTGAAGTGGGCCTGTTTGATGAGTCCGGGGCATTGATTGCCGTGGGCAACTGCCCGGAAAGCTATAAGCCGCAACTGGCTGAAGGCAGCGGGCGTACCCAGACCGTGCGTATGGTGTTGATTACCAGCAGCACGGACAATATCACACTGAAAATCGACCCTGCCGTAGTGCTGGCAACCCGCAAGTATGTGGATGACAAGGCACTGGAGCTGAAGGTGTACGTGGATGACCTGATGGCAAAACATCTTGCCGCACCGGACCCGCATTCACAGTATGCACCCAAAGAAAGTCCGACGTTTACCGGAACCCCCAAAGCGCCAACGCCAGCGGCGGGGAATAACACCACGCAGGTTGCGACCACCGCGTTTGTTCAGGCGGCACTGACGGCTCTTATTAATGGTGCTCCAGCCACGCTGGACACGCTGAAAGAAATAGCCGTAGCCATTAACAATGATCCGAAATTCAGTACCACCATTAACAATGCGCTGGCACTGAAAGCGCCACTGTCGAGTCCGGCACTCACCGGAACGCCAACAGCCCCCACGGCGGCGCAGTCGGTCAACAATACACAGATTGCCACTACGGCTTTTGTGAAATCGGCGATTGCGGCAATGGTGGGTTCTGCACCTGCGGCACTGGATACACTGAACGAACTGGCGGCGGCGCTGGGGAATGACCCGAACTTTGCCACGACAATGCTTAATGCACTGGCAGGTAAACAACCGCTGGACAATACGCTGACTAATTTGAGTGGAAAGGATGTAGCTGGTCTTCTCACATACCTTGGTTTGGGAGAAGCGGCAAAAATGCCTGCTGCAACAGCATTGGCCAGCAGTGCAGGTAACATCACTATTCCAGTATTAATTGGTGGAGTACAACGAACAGCACTGCTTCAGTGGAAGATGGTATCAGTGCCGCAATCTACCGACGGTAATATGGTCGTTGTTGATGACTCATGGCCGGTTGCCTTTCCTAATGCTTGCCTTTCCATCAATCCTTCGCTGGTCAATTCTGTGATCTACGCGACTAATGGAGCTCCTTTTGTTAGCGCAGCGATTGTTGACCGGGTCAAATTCAAAGCCGCTTGCGCATATACGAAATCTAATTCAACAGTGGCAGTATGGGGAGTGGGATATTAATGGTCGACTATGTATTCAGCCCGGCTGAAAATGCTTTTTATCTTGTAGCACTACAAGATGATTATTTAACTGCTGGCACATGGCCGTCAGACGGCATCAATATAAATGCTGCCGATGCGCTGGTTTTCATGGGAGAAGCTCCCGAAGGTAAAGTGCGGAGCATTGGTGATGATGGGTTGCCTTGCTGGGTAGATCTTCCGCCACCTACGCATGAAGAACAACTTGCAGTGGCTGACTCAGAAAAGCAGTCGAGAATTGACCAGGCCAACGATTATATGAATAGCAAGCAGTGGCCCGGCAAAGCAGCAATCGGGCGTCTGAAAGGTGAGGAACTGGCGCAATATAATCTGTGGCTGGATTATCTGGACGCACTGGAACTGATTGATACCTCCAGTGCTCCTGATATCATCTGGCCGATGGTTCCTGAGTGTAAATAATTTCTGCCCATGCGGGTAGACCATCACTACCCGCAACCCTCATCATTCCGTCCGGTGGTTCCCCTGTGTATTCTTTAAATACTTCATCGGGTATCTCTATTGCATCATCAGGCAATGTACCAGCTTGTTCGTAACGACGCATAAATTCAGCCATAAAGAACGTATTCATAGATGGACTGTATTTGTTTTGCATAAAATTAGCTCCCGATTGCGATATAACGGAAGTAGCACGGTGAAGCAGTGGTTCGTAATGTGACAGCTCCAGTGGCGGTATTAAAATCTAGTTTCTGCACGACAACCTGAAATGTTGAAACAGTTTTTGGAGTGGCGGCGCCAAAAGCAACTGCATTTGTAGTTGCGGCATCATCATGGGTTATCAGTACCTGAGAGAACTTTGTGGGAAAGGAAAATGGCAAAGTTACCAGGCTAATTTCATTATTTCTTATCGTTGTGGCTTTTCCATATTGCACAATAGTGCCGTCCGGTAAGGAAAAGTATCCGTTATCACCCTTTGCTGATGTAAAAAAGGACATGTCGGGGACTTGATTGGCTCCAGCACCGATATTCCGTTTTGCCGCTTCTCCCAAACCAACGTTTATGAAAATGCAGAGATAATGGCTAACTGGCATCATCCCCGGTTTTTATTCAGGGGATTGATCATGCTTATTGGCTATGTACGCGTGTCAACAAATGACCAGAACACCGATTTGCAACGTAATGCACTGAACTGCGCGGGATGTGAGCGGATTTTTGAGGACAAAATCAGTGGCACTAAGTCCGACAGACCGGGGCTGAAAAAACTACTCAGGACACTATCGGCAGGAGACACGCTGGTTGTCTGGAAGCTGGACAGGTTGGGACGCAGTATGCGGCATCTTGTTACGCTGATAGAAGAGTTGCGCCAGCGCGGCGTGAATTTCCGAAGTCTGACTGACAGTATTGATACCAGTACCCCAATGGGCCGTTTCTTTTTTCATGTCATGGGTGCCCTGGCTGAAATGGAACGCGAACTGATAGTTGAACGTACCAGGGCAGGGCTGGCTGCAGCTCGTGCCAAAGGCAGAGTAGGTGGACGCCGTCCTAAGTTGACCAGCGAACAGTGGGCACAGATTGGGCGTTTACTCAAGGCCGGAGAATCAAGACAGCGTATTGCACTGATTTTTGATGTAGGCGTTTCTACCATTTATCGAAAATTTCCGGCAAATAAGAGCAATGAATCTCCCTGAATCAGCTTTATTTTGATTATCCCTGAAAGCAGACAAATACCGTCATTTTGTGTGAATAACGGTACAACTACACTTAGCTGTTTGTCGGGCACAATCACTTCAACATAGGGCGAAGCCTAATCCAATCAGGAGGTTCGCCGCTATGGCTCAGGATTACCACCACGGGGTGCGCGTTGTTGAAATCAACGAAGGCACCCGATCCATTACCACGGTGAGCACCGCCATCGTGGGCATGGTCTGCACGGGCGATGATGCCGATGCAAAAATGTTTCCTCTTAATAAACCCGTGCTGATCACTGATGTGCTGACTGCCAGCGGTAAAGCGGGTGAGTCCGGCACGCTGGCCCGTTCGCTGGATGCCATCGCTGACCAGGCAAAACNNGANNTGGCGTCAGCGGGGCGGCAGTGCTTTGCTCCGATATGGTCGCGGATTATCTGCTGCAGTTTGCTCGCC